CCCCCCCGGCGGGCGCCAGATCCCCGAGGGGAGGGGGGGTCTGATCCCTACAAACCTTTCACTGGAGACCGCGCCCCCCTCTCGCGTGAGTTTTCGCGAAATTGGGGGGTGGGGGTATCCAGCCCAAAACGCAGAAAAACCGCCCATATGAGCGGCTATTCTTATAGATTATTCGAATATCAGGGAGGTAACTCTTGAATACACAGATGAACCTGCAGCGGATTGCCATCGAAAAGCTTAAGCCCGCGAAGTACAACCCGCGCAAGGATCTGAAGCCCGGTGACCCGGCCTACGAAAAGATCAAGCGCAGCCTTCATGACTTCGGCTACGTGGATCCGGTCATCTGGAATGAAGTGACCGGGAATATCGTGGGAGGACACCAGCGCCACAAGGTACTGGTCGCTGAAGGTGCAACCGAGATTGACTGCGTGGTTGTACATATTGAAAACCCGCAAGACGAGAAGGCGCTGAATGTCGCGCTCAACAAAGCGGTGGGCGAATGGGAACCGGTCGCTTTGGCTGACCTGCTGAGCGAACTACAGACAGCTGGTTATGACCTTGGAACCACCGGCTTTGATGCCGCCGAGATCGATGACCTCTTTTCCAAGGTCCATGACAAAGATGTGCAGGATGACGAGTGCACCATTGACCCGGATGATGTGGCCCCCTTTGTTCAGCCTGGAGACATCTGGACTCTGGGCAGGCATCGGATGGTTTGCGGCGACTCCACGAAGGCAGCGGATGTCGCCTTGCTGATGGATAGTGTCAAAGCCAACCTGGTGGTGACGGATCCGCCGTATAACGTCTCCTACGAGAGCGCCGATGGGAAGACCATCCAGAATGACAGCATGGCTGATGGGAAGTTCTATGAGTTCCTGCTGGCAGCTTTTCAGAACATGGCGGCGCACATGGCGGAGGGCGGCTCAGCTTACATCTTCCATGCGGATACGGAAGGGCTGAACTTCCGGCGAGCGTTCAGGGAAGCCGGCTTTCATATCTCCGGCGTGTGCATCTGGGCGAAGAACTCCCTGGTGCTAGGGCGGTCCCCCTACCAGTGGCAGCATGAGCCCGTACTCTTTGGCTGGCTTCCCAACGGTAAACACAGGTGGTTTGCGGACCGAAAGCAGACGACGATCTGGAACTTCGATAAACCGAAACACAGCGCGCAGCACCCGACCATGAAGCCCATACCGCTGCTGGCGTATCCCATCAAGAACAGCTCTGCACCCAATGGGATTGTATTGGATCTGTTTGGCGGCTCAGGCTCGACACTCATCGCCTGTGAACAGACGGATCGCATCTGCCGGACGATGGAGTTGGACCCGAAGTACGCCACGGTCATCGTGCAGCGATATGTGGATCTAGTAGGCGGCACTGCTGATGTTCATGTGCTGCGCAATGGCATTGAGATAAGCTTTGAGGAAGCGACTGCCAGGGAGTAGGGCATTGAAAATGAAAAAGAAGGGAGGTGTGCCAGTTGGCAACCCGAGGCCGAAAGCCTAAACCTACAGCGATGAAGCTTCTGGAAGGTAACCCGGGCAAACGTCCGCTCAACGAAAGAGAGCCTGTTCCCCCCAAGGGGAATATCAAGTGCCCTGATTGGTTGCTGCCGGAAGCTAAGAAAGAATGGAAGCGGCTGGCACCCTCCCTGGAAGCCCTGGGTGTTTTGACACTGGTTGACCTGACAGCCTTTGAAGGGTATTGCCAGGCATACGCCAGATGGAAGGAAGCTGAGGCGTTCATCACGCAGCATGGTTCCATCTTCAAGACGCCAAGTGGCTATGTCCAGCAGGTCCCTCAGGTGAGCATTGCTCAGCAGAGCCTGAAAATCATGCAGTCCTTTTGCTCGGAGTTCGGTCTGACGCCCGCCACCCGAGCCCGGATCATCGCAGCCGGCGGGGGCAAGGACGATGTGTTCTCGGATGACCCCATGGAAAAGCTGCTGAAGGGCGGGTGGAACGGTGGCCTATGACGAAGGGAAAGCCGCCAGGGTCACCCACTTCATTGAATGCTTGAAGCATACCAAAGGTGAGTTCCATGGGAAGCCCTTCCATTTGTTGCCCTGGCAGAAAAAGATCATCCAGGATGTGTTTGGTACTGTGCGTGAAGAAGATCCATCCATGCGTCAGTTCACCACAGCCTATATCGAAATACCAAAAAAACAAGGTAAGTCTGAGCTTGGCGCTGCCATCGCACTGAACATGCTGGTAAACGATGACGAGTGGAAAGCCGAGGTGTACTCGTGCGCTTCCGACCGCCAGCAAGCGGCCATTGTGTTTGATGTGGCGGTCGATATGGTGAAACAATCTCCCGCACTGCTGAAGCGCATCAAGATCATCCCATCCATGAAACGGATGGTCTACCAGCCCACGGGCAGCATCTATCAAGTCTTGTCCAGTGAAGTGGCTACCAAGCACGGTCTGAATGTGTCTGCTTGCATCTTTGACGAGCTACACACCCAACCCACCCGCGCATTGTACGACGTCATGACCCAAGGTTCCGGTGATGCCCGCAAACAGCCACTATGGTTCTTACTGACGACAGCCGGTACAGACCGAAACTCCATCTGTTGGGAAGTACATCAGAAGGCCCTGGATATTCTCGAAGGCCGAAAAGCGGATCAACGCTTTTATCCGGTCATCTTTGGCCTGCCAGATGACGCCGACTGGACCAGTGAAGAAAACTGGTATAAGGCGAATCCGTCTATTGGACACACCATCACCATTGACAAGGTACGGGATGCCTTTCATAAGGCACAGGAAACGCCGGCGGATGAGAATATGTTCCGGCAGTTGCGCCTGAACCAGTGGGTCAAGCAGTCCATCCGCTGGATGCCCATGGACAAGTGGGATGAATGTGGCGGTGTGGTTAATCCCTATGACCTGGAAGGCAGGGTTTGCTACGCAGGGCTGGATTTATCCTCCACGAGTGACTTGACCACCTTTGTGCTGGTGTTCCCGCCTTTGGACGAGGTGGAATCATACACAGTTCTTCCCTTCTTCTGGCTGCCGGAAGAGACACTGCCCCTACGTGTGCGACGCGATCATGTCATGTACGACCAGTGGGAACGCCAGGGATTCATCCTGACCACAGAAGGTAACGTGGTTCATTACGGCTTCATTGAGAAGTTCATTTGCGATCTGGGCGAGCGCTTCAACATTCGCGAGATTGCCTACGACCGATGGAACGCAACCATGATGGTTCAGCAGTTGGAAGATGACGGTTTCGTGATGGTGCCCTTCGGACAGGGTTTCAAGGACATGAGCCCTCCGACGAAGGAACTGATGCGCATCGTGCTTGAACGCAAGCTCAATCATGGCGGTCACCCCGTGCTGCGGTGGAACATGGACAATGCCTTCGTGCGGACGGACCCAGCTGGCAACTTGAAGATAGACAAAGAAAAGTCCACCGAGAAGGTAGACGGGGCGATCGCCTTGGTAATGGCTCTGGACCGGGCAATGAAGAATCAGAATGGCAGCGGCTCTGTCTACGATGACCGGGGATTTCTCATCCTGGAGGGATAGTGAATGCCAAGAAAACCAAAGCGCCCCTGCCGTCACCCAGGCTGCCCGAGCCTATCGGATGAGGTGTACTGCGTAGTGCATCGTCCTCTATATGCACGTGAAAGCGCTACTAACCGTGGTTATGACGCCAGATGGCGGGCGGCCAGAAAACGATACCTGAAACGGTATCCCCTGTGCATCGAGTGCCAGCGAAAAGGCAAGTTCACGCCTGCCACAGTTGTTGACCATATCCTTCCTCACCGGGGAGACGAGGATCTCTTCTGGGACGAAAGTAACTGGCAGCCCCTGTGCAAGCACTGCCATGACAGAAAGACCGGCAGCGGTCTGTAAATGATAGGAGTGAACGCATGAAGAATCCCTTCTCCAGGTTTGGTCGCGCCCGGGACAAGCCCACCAATGCAGTCAGTACCGCCCCTTCCTTTCTCTTTGGACCGAGTGGCGCTGGCAAGTCGGTCAGTGTGCAGTCTGCCATTCAAGTATCCGCTGTGTATGCCTGTGTGCGTGTGATCGCCGAGACCATCGCAAGCCTGCCGCTGCACGTCTACAAGGTGACGGATACTGGCAGCGAAAAGGCCACGCAGCACAGCCTCTACCGCCTCCTGCACGATGAGCCCAACCGGGAGATGACCTCCTTCATCCTGAGGGAAGCGATGCTCACGCACCTGCTGCTCTGGGGCAACTCCTACTGCCAGATCATCCGCACCGGCCGCAACCAGATCGACAGCCTGTACCCCCTTCTCCCGGACCGTATGGAAGTGGACCGGGACAGCAACTGCAAGCTGACCTATACCTATTCAACAAGCGAGGGCAGGATCTACCGACTAGCGGCTGAAGAAGTGCTGCACATTCCGGGGCTTGGCTTTGATGGTGTGGTGGGCTACAGCCCGATTGCATTGGAGAAGAACGCCATCGGACTGGGCCTTGCCGCTGAGGAGTATGGCAGCAAGTTCTTCTCCAACGGCGCACGGCCTTCCGGTATCCTGACCCACCCCAACACGGTCAAGAATCCCAAGGTTCTGCGGGAGAGTTGGAATGCCGCGTACGGCGGATCCTCCAACAGCGGGCGAGTGGCCATCCTGGAAGAGGGCATGAAGTTCGAAACCATCTCCATGCCCAACAACGAAGCGCAGTTCCTGGAGACACGAAAGTTCCAGGTATCCGAGATCTGCCGTATCTTCCGTGTGCCGCCGCACCTGGTAGGCGACCTTGAACATGCCACCTTTTCTAACATCGAGCACCAGTCCATCTCCTTTGCGGTCCATACCATCCGGCCCTGGCTCGTGCGCATCGAGCAGGCCATCAATCGCTCGCTTTTCTCTGAAAAGGAAAAGCGGGACTTCTATGTGCAGTTCAACATCGATGGACTGATGCGTGGCGCGTACAAGGAACGCATGGAGGGCTATGCCATTGCACGGCAAAACGGTTGGATGAGCGCAAATGACATCCGAGAGCTCGAGAATATGAACCCCCTGACCGACGACCAGGGCGGCAATGCCTATCTCGTCAACGGTAACATGATCCCCATCAATCTAGCCCGAAAGGAGGAACCAATGAATGGCAAACAAGTTCTGGAACTGGGTACAGAATGACAACAACGGTGAACGCACGCTTTTCCTGGAGGGTGTGATCGCAGAAGAGTCCTGGTTTGAAGACGATGTGACTCCTTCCGCCTTCAAAGCAGATCTCTTTGCAGGCAGCGGGCCGATTACACTCCACATCAATAGCCCTGGCGGCGACTGTATCGCGGCCTCGCAGATTTACACGATGCTGATGGATTATCCTTACGACGTAAAGGTGCAGATCGATGGCATCGCGGCCAGCGCTGCTTCAGTCATCGCCATGGCCGGCACAAAGGTGTCTATGTCCCCTACTTCTCTCATGATGATCCATAACCCGCTGACTTTTGCCTTGGGAGACAGCGAAGAAATGCGCAAGGCGATCCAACTGCTGGAGGAGGTCAAGGAGAGCATCATCAACGCCTATGAGATCAAGACGGGGCTCTCCCGCACACGGCTGAGCCACATGATGGACGCCGAGACCTGGATGAACGCGCAAAAGGCCTTGGAGCTCGGCTTCTGCGATGAAGTGCTGTACCAGCCAGAAAAGGCCGATAACGTGGAGAACAGCTTCACCTTTTCCCGCCGGGCGGTCACCAATAGCCTGCTTGATAAACTCAAGGCCTGTGTACCCAAAGAACCTCCCAATCCCCAACCTGACCCCGAA